TGTGCGGTTCCTGGACTATTATGCTGCCTACTACTTCGTTCATACTTTTCCGGATACATTAAAGAGATAAGTACTAACCACAAGTGGAGAGACCAGCCTTTAAGGCTGTTCTCCCTCTTGTAGTTTGCATACTTAGTTTTGTACCTCTCCCTGACCATTGCTTTCAGCTTCAGCGATTGCTTGATCTAAAGTAATCTGTCGAGGATCTACTTCCGGTACAGATTGAACTGCAGGCGCAGGTTCCTGAACATGGTTGTAGATGTCAAAGATATCCGTCATGAAGAAGTGAATCAGTCTTTGCTGATCCAGCCAGTTTTTAGGATGAGATCTTTGAAGAGAGTATATGACATGACAATACAGTGTCCATAAGCTGTCCTTGTCTGCGTTGTAGCTGAATGAAGGATTCTTATGTTGCTGCTTGATTATGCCGAGTTGTTCACCGGTAAGTAACCCGTGTTCGAAGTAAAGGATTCCCAGCACCTCTGCTTTTCTGCGTTCTGGTACAAGGACATTCTTCATAACAGCCTTATCATTGATCAACTCTGTATAATACATGTCTGCAGAATGGATCTGATGTTTGATTGTTTCAAGAGTTTGTTGAGCTGCAGATCCGGTATGCTTCCTTCCCCACGAGCCCATATTTCCTGAAACGAGAATACTTCCTGATTGAGGCAAGTATCCTCCGATTGCACACTTGAAGCGCATCGATTTATCATATGAGTTTGCCCAAGCAAACATCATACGCATCTCTTGGTCCTCACCTTGTTTAAGGTGAAGTACTCCAGAGGCGACTTGAGCACTGTCTGTAGCTTTATACAGCTCTTGCTCGATCTCAAGACCAGCGGCTTTGAGTTCCTGCTCCACACTGCTTATAACAAAGTCATGTGGTATTACAGTATATGTTGCCGTAGCTTGCGGCAGTGGTGCGTTTATCAGTAACTCTTTGGTTACAGAACCTGTTCTTTTAGGCATGTTATTTATTTGTGAGGTTGTCGATATGACGGTTCAGATACCACTGAGCCTTTTTGAGATCCTCTACAGTTTTAGATGGATCTTTCCTTCCAGCACGTGCTATGTACTTCACAGCATTACCGAGATGGAAACCTAGTTCTTTATCCTCGATGAAGTCTATCACTTCGATCTTGGTACTCGCATAGTGTTGCGGGCGATTTACTGCGTCAAACTTAGCTACTGGCTTTGTTGACTTCTTCTTTCTTGTTGCTACCATTATTCAAACGTTAGTTGATATTGTTGGTTTGTTTTGCGCGGCACAATATTGGCTATTTCTTTATAGATATAATCCAGATAGTATTTTTCATCGATATCGTAGTCCTCCCACTTTCTGCTATCAGTTTGGTTATATACCTGTTGCATCCATGGACCCGCTTCCAGCTGTATCTGGCGACCGTCTGACTTGTTTACCTTGATGATCTTACATCCGGTGTTACTGATAAAATACCTAATCGTATTTTGTAAAGGTTCATAAGTAACTTGACCGTTCCTGATGCATGTCTGCTGAAACATCCAGTCACCTTTGATCTTTACCCCGGCGCAATAGTCAAAGATATTCTTGTTACCAGCCAAGTGCTTTTCTGGCGGAATATCGTTGACAAAATAATCGTATAAGGCCTTACGAATTACTAGCTGGCTCTTGTTTTTATGTAGAGCTAAGCCTTCAAATTCGAAGCGACCTTTACACTTGGTTTTGCCGTTCTTGAAAACAGCAATGTAATTATTTACGTCAGCTAGTACTAGCTTCTTGTATTCATCATGCTCCAACTGGAGCTTTGTTATTCTCTCCCATTCTGCACAAACCTCCATGTATTTCTCCTTGTACTCAACAGGAATCATCATTTCTAGACCGTCTGTATTTTGCATTAGCGGTACAGATCCCGGAATAGCATCCGAGAGCATTTCGTACAGCATTGTCAATAGTAACTGACCGTTAATAGTAATCTGCATTCCGAATTGAGGATCATACAAGAAGGAATTGGGCTCAATTGATAAGCCGTATGTGGCGTTAAGGATCATCTTATACACGTAGTTCTTCGGATCTTTCTTAGGAATCTTCTTCCTTTCTTCAAAGAACCACTCATATAGCTCGCAGAATTCTTCCTTTGGAAGATGAGCCGGTGACCATTTATTTCTAATGGCCAGGTTGGGATAGAAACTTGTTACATCCGATGTCATAATGATCATCTTGTCATCGGATTGATATATCCCACTTTTTGTAGCACCATGTAAACCACCTAGGCCATATTCAGTCTTGACACCTTTATGATTAGCTATATACTTGAAAGCTCCTTTTATCTGTGCAGGATTTATGATAAGCTTTTTATAGGCTTCATGAAGATCTTGAAACTCTGGCCGGTTGAACTTTATATAAGGTAGCAAAATGTCGTTTACCTTAATACGTTCTCTGTTGGTCCGCATTTGTTTGAGCTCGTATTTTCGAATGCCAGTACGCTTACTTAAGAAAAGTAAGAATAGCTCTTTCGAGATACGTGGTTCTGATGCACTATACAATGGGATATTGTACTCAGCTGTAAGCGTACTTCTGAGGTTCACTTGCTCAGCACTTAACTGCATTATCCTCTTGGTAGATTTCACGTCATTACAACAGTAGTCGATGATTTTGCTTATTTCTTTCACCGTTGTAATAAATGTGGAATGATGTATAGGCATCTCCTGCATGTTCTCCCAATCGATGGTGTATTGTATCCACTTTAAAGAGGATCTCTTGGCTGGATTATCCCAGTGATTGAGTTTGAAAACATCGACCTGTTTTATCTTTAGGTCTCGTTCGCTATACTCTGACCATTCTCCTCTTTCTTGACGATCAATTATTTCTTGAGCTTTAGCATAAATCGCCTTAGCTACGTCTTCAGCTTGAGATTGCAAAAGTATATCCTTTTCTCTGAGGATATATTCCGTAATCTGCGAGTCAAAGGCTAGACCGTTGAAAGAGATATGCCATTCACCATTGGTAGCATTTTGCTCAAGGAACTTTATCAGTTCTGGCAAGTGATTCATCAGCTTGTGTACAACAAAGATCTTACGAGAATCTTCCTTGTAGTGTTCGAAGACACCTACAAAGCAATTGCTCAAAGTTTCATAATCATGTACCCAGTGATTCATGTGTATAGATAAAAAAGGCAGAGCTCATCACTCTGCCTTGTGTTTATATTCTAATGTGTTTACGGTTGAACGAGATTCAACTTTGGTACTTCTGGGGTAATAATACCAGCCAGAATGGTCTTGTAATCAAAGCTTTCTGCATTTACTGCAAACATCGAAATGACTTCTTCAATTTCTTTTGTCTCTGAGATGTAGTGTTCTTGATATGTCTCCAGCGCTTTTCGTTCTTCAGGAAACGGCTTCATGTTAGCACGCGGCCGTTTCAGTTTTAATGGATCTCCTTGTTCGTCAAGCTTAGCCAACATGTGGAAGCTTTCTTTTTTGTCTTTGGAGATCATGACCAGTACTTTTCCGTCCGGGTCATAGATTCCTTCTGTGAAAGGACAATTTAAGTTGATCGGCATAAGTCGAAATGTCTTTCTTTCTCCCCATGAAGATGTGATCAGCATCATTGATTGTAATTGTGACATACGTTACAAATGTTGGTTTCGGCAAATTTAAACTATTTTCTGGTTCATGCGCAAATCTTTTACATTTGCTATGAGATTCTCCAGCTCCAGGTTAGGTTTCGAGCAGAGCTCTCCTACACTTTTGAGGATATCCTGCATCTCTATTTCGTCCTCTCGTCTTGTGGTTAAGAGTTCTGCATAAAGCTTAAAATATCTTTCTGGGTATAGAAAGCTGTCGATATAACCAAGATTACTAGCTCCGAAGAAAGCCCGGATTTTTCGTTTAAGATCCGGGCTGAGCTTCGAATATTTACCGGCTAGAAAGTTCTCCCAATCGGATTTTATGTTGCTGAAATCAAATATGTAGACGCCCTTGTCATCATCCGTCATTTTAAAGTCAAAGAACATAGGATGTCCCAAGAGTCTTTGTTTCTCATACTGACGAAATTCCTCATCTTTTCGAATGTGGTATACACATACCAATTTGTATTGGTCAAATGTATATTGATTTTGCCATGCAGCATATGTTTGGATTGGTGTAACGCTATGAC